GTTGGGTCTCATAAAACCCACCATATTGCCCTGAGTCCGTTCGTGAAACTTGGATACTGTAGGCGGGCGGGGATTGGGTGGAAGCTACCCGTGAAACTTGGATACTGTAGGATGTGGAGCCCTTTGATTGTTTTTAATAAATCCTATTAATTAAGAGATTTAGTTTTAAGTTAGTTTTATAAAGACTTCTTCATTGATGACGGTGAAGTAGTATATGTAGACTGGCTATGTTTTTGGAAAATGAAATTGATATATGGAATAGCTTCTGTCCTATTATTTATACTATGACAGTTGCGTTTCGTACATAGAGATCTATTTGAATTCTTAGCAACGAGGAAATTATGGAGAGTTCCTAAGAAGTAAATTTAGATCATATATAAAATGGAACCACCAGAAACATTACAGAATGAAATAGATTCTAGAGCAAAGGAAATTGATACTGGAGCTTTTCCACTACCTCTATCTAATGTTCTTCTTGGATTGCCCGTTAAAATTGACCCGACAGCTAGTGTAAATATGGGAAGTGTCTCTAAACCATGGAGTTATGCAGAGCTAGTATCACAAAAACAATTATTGGCTGATTTAAAGGTTGATATAACTACCAAAGATTTTCTTTGGGAATATAATAACACTTGGGTTAATGTTCTGCAAACTCACTTTGGAAACCGTGATCTTCGTGCATTATTTGGATTAAAATCCTGGAATTTAAATTTTCTTTTTGAATTTCGTTCAAATTTTCAACAAGTTGGACAATTTTGTTTATTTTATTCAAATTTGCCTAAAACCTTGGAAAAGTATTTTTTTAGAAATATATCTTCAAGTGCGACTTATGATCCTTTTGCTGATTATACCATCCAGACACAGTTACCACACAGAAAAATTCCAATGGGTGAAGATGTCAATGTTCCTGTTATGTTGAAGTGGGATTGCCCACATTCAGCTTCTTTTGGACTTGACATGTATAACACTAAAGGAAATAATTTCCCAAATGACACTTGGCTAGATACACCTTTTTATGATTTTGGAACTTTACGACTATATGTACCTTGGCAAATGCAGGTTTCGACAGGCGTGAGCTCAACGATGAGTGTTCGTATCTGGACATATCTTTCAGACTTCACGTACTCAGCCTACCATCCTCTGGATAGTACTATATGAATGGACGATTTACCTCCTCAGTTAGCTTTGGTGATCCAGGTCTTTCGAACTTTATTGACACTAACTTGGTTAACCGTACAAACAGCAATGACCTTTGGTTCCCTTGGTCTAACAATATTCAAGCCAATGCTAGCCAAAGCTATGCGGTGTTCAGTGGCAAGTCTACGTCCCCATCAACAGATGTACTTGCCAATGACAATTACAGACCTCCCCAAGACCCCTGGGGTTTCGGATCTAACCAAAACCCAATAATTGATGACAATGAACTTGTACAGTCAAGTGTAGATCATTCTTTGCCAAATCCTGAACCAGTAACATCTAGTTTAATTGGATCTACATCACTTGAAATTTCTGGTGGAACTGAGGTAGCTGATGAAGCTGCAACTGTTTTAGATGCAGTAAAAGTTCCTGAAGCATTAGCTGAAGGAGCTGAATCTGCGACTCCATGGGGATTGGCTGCCTTGGTTGCTCAGCAACTAGGGCAAGTCACTTCTCAGGCTTTGACGACTCAGTTACAAAATCAATCAACATCTGATTTTGCTCAGAATATTCAGCAACATGGTTTATCTACAACAATAAATGCCGATATTATTCGTTCACAACAGGATAATACTATTAGAAATCAAAATTTGGGAGGAACAATTGGATCATTTTTTGGACCTCTTGGCGCTCTTTTAGGACATGCAATTGCGGGATATGCTTCAGCAAATCCAACTCAATTGGCCACAGCAGGATCTTTTCAAGGCTGGATCAACCCAGAACAGTCAAATATTGTTGCATCAGCCCAAACATCCTCTGATAATGGACAAGATACTCAAGTAGATAATGTCGACACAACAAATGTTAGTCAATAATCCACCACGCTATGCGGAGGTGCCTGTTCAGCCACTTCCTCAGACCGTGTCAGTTACTTTGGAACATTCAGGTGTTCCTTTATCACAACCGCTACCCATAACGGACATACCTCTTGATATGCGATGGATGAGTGAGATGCAGCTCTATGATCATTCCTTTCAATTTAAGATCACTGATATGCCTGGCATCAAGCTTGATAGTTTTCCAGTGCAAAATTGGCAAAACACAGGCGCAGGCCGAGCTGATATGTTGCCATATATTCCTTGGACTATTATGCCTTACTTTGGGTGTAAATGGTGGAATGGTTTGGTTTCATTTAGGCTTTTGGCCATTAAACCTCCGCGCTGTACTGGCAAGCTTTTGATACGTTATTCATTTGACCCTCAGGTTTTTCCCGATGGTGATAATGACAAGGATAGAAAGAGACGTGGAGTGGTCAAGGAGTGGGACCTTGGACAGTCTAATATATGCGACTTTGATATTTCTGCAGTTAATACCATTCAGGCTCGACCAACTTGGATTCCAGCTTCAAATACAACGAAGACTGATGGAACTGAGCTTTTTGTTGATCAAAATATTCCTCTTCAAGAGTGGCATTTTGGTTGGATTAAGATCGAGTGTGCTCAAGTTTATAATCCTGGTGGTATTTTTCCCGACTTGGTTCGTGTTTTGGTATTTCGAGTTTATAAGAATCCGGAATTTTATATGCCCACTGATTTTAGGGGAAGTATGGCACATTTTACTAATCTGCAATACACCCCCACTACTCCCGTTCCACAATGAATAACGAAGAACCTGTTGGAGCACCAGTTGAAAATCAAATTGTTTCAACTGATGGCAAGAAACTGCCGGAACAGACTCAAGTGTGTGTGACTGCTATGCCCCGGCAAATGAATATGACAAATTTAATATATCAATGGCAACCTATGGGCTTTCGTGTGGTTTTGAATTTACCTTTTGTTTCGGATGATCAAAATTATTTGTTTTATATTCGTAATGGACCTTTTATTCCCCTGCCCCCAAAGGACAAATCGGCCGGTCGAGATTATGCAGATATGGTTTATGGTATAGGACCTGGAGTTCCTACTTTATATCCAGATACTGTTTCATGTTTTGGCTATAATAACACTCGTCCTGTTTTTCTTGCAGGAACAACTGTAGCACCC